CAAGATCCAAACCATACAAACGGCAGATGCTAGAAAGGCATTCTTGAAGCTTGTATGTTTGTGGTCTGATGCGCAGTAATGGAGAAAGTAAAAGTAAAGCTTGAAGGTGTAGAGGAGACAATGAAGAAGCTCAAGAAGCTTGATGATAGGCTCAAGAAGAGAATCATCAAGAAGGTGGGCAGAAAGTCTCTACCTCCAATGGTGGACTCTTATAGGAAGAACATCAAGGATGCTGATGAGGTGTTCAAGGTGTACCGAGAAGGTAAGATTGTCTATGAGATAATGCCTGGGCAACTTAGGAGAAGCGTAGGTATAAAATCACCAAAAGCTTTACAAAGTAAGAATGTAATAGGCTTGAGTGTTGGGCCTAGAAGGTCGGGCGCATATAGGAATCCTGAGAAGGGAGGATGGTACGCTGGATTCATCAACTTTGGATGGTTGAGAGTAGGTGGCGGCAAGAAGTACACCGGTGAGAACCGAGGCTTTGCACAAAAGGCACAAAGTGCTGCAAAGATGAAGGTAAAGGTAAAGTTCTTGCGTAACTTCAAGACCATGACTCAAGCGGAGATTAAAAAGCTCAAATTTGGGCAGAGATTAGGTATGCGATGATAGGCAAAGTGATCAAATATAAGTTTGACAATACCAGCAGCTTAAACGATGTGTTTGCTGGGCGGGTCTATCCATTGGTTGGTGCTCAAAGTGGAGAACGACCTTTTTGTGTTTATGACACCACAAGCATAAGACCTGAAGGCTCAAAAGATGCAGATAGCCACATTGATATAGTGAATGTGGAGCTGAATCTTGTAGGAGAGACATACAGCCAATTGCAAACGGCAGTGGAAAATATACGCACTACTTTTGTGCGAATGAAGGAAACAATTGAGAGCGTGAATGTTCAATCATGCGGCTTTGACAACCTCACCGAGGTGTTCAATGTGGATGAGGAGACATACGCAGTATCAGTTGATTTAGTGTTTAGAATAGTGAAATCATAAAATTAAGAAGAGATGGCAGCAAGTACATCAGTAATGAATAGCACCGATGTGGTAGTCCGCATCGGTACGGATGGAGCAACTTATGAGACTGTTGGCAAGATGACCAACGCCTCATTAAGCGTAACAATGGCTACTAGAGATGCGAGCACTAAGGATAGTGCCGGATGGATGGAAGTATTGGAAGGACAAAAGTCTTGGACTTTGTCAGGAGAAGGTTTGGTAGTATATAACAATAGCGGCAAGGCTACACCGGATGACATCTATGGTCATTTGAGCAGCCGCACGGTTATCTACATTGAGTTTGGATCAGAAGCAACGGATGAGAAATACTATAGTGGTACTGGGTACTTCACTGAGTTCTCAACGGATGCTGGGGTAGAAGATAACGCTACATTTAGCTTTAGCTTCCAAGGTACCTCAACCTTGACTCAAGATACTCAAGAATAATCATTCGGGAGGGCATCATTGATGCTCTCCCTTATTAAAAAACAACAATGAACACACAACAAATAAAAGTAGGAGAGAAGCTATACCCAGTTAAGTATGGCTTCAACGCACTGAGGATATTTTGCAAGGAGAGTGGTATTGAGCTGCAAGACATTGAGAAGATAGCACAAAGCATGAGCCTTGATCACGCCATGAACCTAGTATGGGCTGGCCTGAAAGATGGCGCACGAGTAGAGAAGATAGAGTTTGACCTAACCATTGAGGATGTAGCTGATATGATGGATGAGGACAACACGGTTATCACTCAATGCATGGAGCTGTTTATTGCATCCTTTGTAAAGCCGAACAGCGAGGAAAAAAAGTAAGCACCCAAGCCTCTGAGTCCTATACATGGGACACACTGGAAGCTATAGGTTTGGGTGAGATGGGAATGAGTGTGGAGGAGTTTTATAATATGACACCACGCCAATTCCAAAACAAGAGAGAAGGCTTCCACAAGCACCTTCAGTACCATACTGAGTTGCTTTGGGAGACTACCAGGTGGCAAGCAGCGGTGAATGTTGCACCACATACAAAGCGGAAGATAAGCCCTAAAGACTTGGCTGTGTTCCCTTGGGATGGAAGGAAGAAAGTGCATAAGGCAGCAACCTTTGATGAGGTGCAGAAAGGAATAGAAAAGGTGTTTGGTAAATGAGTAAGCAAGACATAGATTTTAAGATTGGTGCGGATCTCAAGCAGTTCCGCAGTGCCATGGGAAACATAGACCACAGCTTGAAGAGATTAAGCGGTGGTTTTGGTGCTTTAGGTGGCGTGATTGGTGCCTCATTTGCCGTAGATGCTATCAGGCAGTTTGTCACGGAATCCGTAGAGCTTGCCAACCAAGCGGAAGGTGTTAAGGTAGCCTTTGACCGCCTCAACGATCCTCAACTATTATCTAAGTTGCAAACAGCAACAGCTGGTACGGTTGATGACCTAAAGCTCATGCAAACGGCTGTAAAAGCTAAGAACTTCCGTATTCCAATGGATGTGCTTGCAAAGGGTTTAGAGTTTGCACAGCGTAGAGCAAGTGAGACTGGTGAGAGTGTTGATTACATGGTTGACTCTTTCGTTACTGGTTTGGGTAGAGAATCGGTGAAGATTCTTGATAACCTTGGTATCTCTACCATTGAGTTAAATAAAAAGAACAAGGAACTTGGCTCAATGGCTGCTGCCGTTGGAGCTATTATGGATGAGGAGTTCTTAAAGGCTGGTGATAGAGTGCAGACTACTTCTATGTTGATTGATCAGCAGCGTGCTGAGATAACAAACTTGAAGTTAGCGGTAGGTGAGCAGTTGCAACCAGTGTACTCTGCCTTCTTAAATGAGGTCAAGGGTGGACTTAATTCTATCAACACACTTATATCCGATCAAATCACTGGCACCGAAAGGATGGCTTATATAGCATCCTTCTTCCAAGGTGCTCAAGGTAAGGTTTTGAGGGTATATCTTGATGCTCAAAAGTTAGCAAGGACAGCAATAGCACAACACGAGGCTGCCCAAGATAAGCTAGGCGAGGAGACAGAAAACACAAACAACTCAACGGATAATCTTGCAGATACTTTTGAGAAAACACGCAACGAGGCATTCTTCTATACTGAGGCAATACATAGGCTCAAGGAGGCACACTCCATGCTTTACAAGGCTCAAGGTGCTCAATTGCAACCAATGGTTGAGGTCACTAGACAATTGTCTCAAGCTGGCTTTGATGCCTTCACAGCATTTGATGAACTAGGCAACACCATCGGCACTACGTTATCCACCTCTTTTCAGGCGGCTATGATTAGTGGCGAGGACTTCTTCAAGGTGTTTGCACAAGGGCTAAAGAATATGCTTGCTCAACTACTTGCTGCCGTTGCAGCTGCTTTAGTTCTTGCTGTAATACTTGCAGCACTTCCTTTAGGATTGGCTGGAGTAAATATGCAGTCTATTGGTACGGCATTCAAACACTTCACCGGTCCAATGATGGGCGTGCCGAGCTTTGGCCTTGGCGGTGGCCTTGGAGGTGCAATGCAAGGAGGTGGAGTTCAAGTGTTCGGTAGACTATCGGGCAGCGACATACTTATATCTAGTGAGAGAGCTGGAAGGGATAGAACAAGATTGAGTGGTATAACCGGATAACATGGCAGCAGTAAAACTATACTCAGAATTTAAGAGTGATAAAAACAAATACTATAAGATAGAGATATGGGATGAGGACTACGCTGGCTCCTCTCCTGATGCGTTCACCGTTGATGGTAACGGCTTTATCTTAGACTACAAAGGACTCACTGACAACATCTATAGCCCTATCATTGGCTCATCCGTATCTTTTGGTATGTATGTGAATGATACGGCTACTACCACATTCCTCAACACTTTAAAAGAGTACCAGCAAGATAGGTACTACATCAAAATACATAGAGGGAATAATGAGGTGACTACTGAACTCATTTGGGCCGGATACATTATTCAAGACTTGGTGCAGATAGAGGATGTATCGCAACCCTACCTTTTGAATATCAGAGCTACCGATGGACTTGCAAAGCTTAAAGATGTGGTAGTGACCACCTCCGCATGGCGAAAGTTCACCAATCAGTTTATCAATGCTTTGGATAAGGTTGGTGTGCTGGGCATCTATGATACTACTGATCCAGTGCTCAATGTGGTTTGTAATTGGTATGCTGAAGAGATGGTCTACGCCTCAACGCTTAATCCATTGGATGAGACTTATGCGGACTTTAGAGCCTTTGACACTATTGATGAGAGTGGCACACTTACTGGCCGCACCTGGCATGAGGTATTAGAGCAGATGTGCTCAATCTTTGGCTTACGCTTCTACTATTCTCAGGGGCAGTATAGAGTGGAGCAAATCTTTGAGAGGATCAGCGGAACATTCACCGAGCATACCTATCAAAAAGACTTTACCAAGATTGGAGAGACTGCTGGCTTGAGCCTTAGTAGAACACTAGACCAAACAAGCAACAAGGCAAGGCTTGCCGGAAATATGTTCAACTTCTTGCCAGCGGTGAACAATGTATCAGTGGTGGTGAACAAGGAGCCAAAGGCTTTGATTGGTGCCATATCTGATGATGCTACACAGCCCACTTTCAATATAGGTTTTGTTGCATCTTCACCGGACAATCAAATCTTCTTTGCTTTTTATCATATAGCACAAGTCATAGTAGAGGATGCCATAAGCGCAGCAAATATATTTATGAAGCTTAGGCTGAATGTAGAGCTGTATGATTTTAACGGAAATAAAACCTACTATCTGAAGCGCACCTATACTGGTATGACACCATCATCAATCACATGGACAAGTGTACAAAATGGTTCAGGATATGAGGTGCTTTTAGGGCCCTTGAATGAGTTTGATGCAGATCACTATGTATATGGGAATACTGCAATAGCTACGCCCAATGTACCAGCAGATGGTGATGTTACTTTTGATTGGGAGTTTGTTGAGTTTGTTGATACCAATGGTGCAACGCACACGCTAGATAGTGAGAATTCCTACGGATGGCAGATGGAGAACCTCAACGTAAGAACAACAAATGGCGAGGGGATACAAAATGAGACAACAAGAGTAAGAGCCATATCTCCATCAACGGATATTAAGAGCAACCTATCCTATGAGCTTCCTGAGATGAATATCTTCAGTGGTAATGG